ACAGTATGCAGGTATGTAGCTGAGTATCCAACAGTTAGGGCAGCTGCTCAAGATGCCAAAGAGGCTATGCTGGACTTTGCAGAGGGGAAACTATATACAAAAATTAAGGCTGGTGATAATACTGCTATAATTTTCTATCTGAAGACACAGGGCAAGTCGAGGGGTTATATAGAGAAACAAGAAATCGAGCATAGCGGTGAAGTTAGCAGGGGAGCAAATGAACTTACAGACAATGAACTCATTGAGATTATCGAGCGGAACCGTAGCCGAAGAGCTACTTCGAAGGAGGAGAGCTCGTAGTAATCTTATGTCCTTTTGCCAATATACTATGCCGAACTTCATGAGGCCGCCACATATCCAAGCTCTAACAAACGACCTTGAAGCTATAGAACGCGGAGAACTAAAGAGGCTCATTGTAGTTATGCCGCCGAGGCATGGGAAGTCAGAATTGGTATCGCTTCGCTTCCCTGTCTGGTATCTTGGCAAACACCCAGACAGAGCAATTGTCCAAGCGGGTTATGCTGAATCAATAGCACTAACTCACTCAAGGAAAGCTCGTGATGTCTTTGTATCTAAAGAGACTTTTTTCCTCTTCCCTCATGTTCATTACCGCCCAGAAAGACCGGCACAAGAAGTTCTTATTCCAGAAAGACAGGCAGCCCACGAATGGGGAACCAAGCAGGGTGGTTCTTATTATGCAGTCGGTATCGGTGGCGGTTTAACTGGTCGAGGCTTTGATGTTGGCATCATTGACGACCCAGTAAAGGATGAAGAAGAAGCTAGCAGTAAGACAATCCGAGAGAAAGTCTGGGATTGGTATACTAGAGTCTTCAGGACTCGTGCCGAGCCAGGCGCAGCGATTATTGTGGTAATGACCAGGTGGCATGAAGATGACCTTGTGGGTCGGCTGCTTGAGGAGACAAAAAGCTCCCCTGGGGCAGACCAGTGGAAGATTCTCCACTTCCCAGCCATTAAGGACGGTCAAGCATTATGGCCGGAGAGGTTTCCACTCGATGAATTAAATAAGCTACGGGCGACACCGTCAGCCTTACGCTCGTTTGAATCACTATATCAAGGCAACCCAACAGTAGCTGAAGGACAGATATTCAAGAGGGAATGGTGGAAGTTTTATAAGCAAAGACCATACTTCGAAAGGCTAATACATAGCTGGGACACAGCTTTCAAAGATAAGACTCAAAATGACTATTCGGTATGTGAGGTTTGGGGGGAAACTCAGACAGGCTTTTACCTGGTAGATGTATGGCGAGGGAAGGTAGAATTCCCAGAGCTAAAGCGAATGGCTGAAGCTCTATACGAACGGGATAAACCTCATGCAGTTCTGGTTGAGGATGCAGCAAGCGGTCAATCCCTAATCCAAGAGCTACAGCGCAATACTAGGATACCGGTACTGCCTATCAAGGTCGATAAGAATAAGGTGGCCAGAGCCAATGCAGTAACCCCATTGATAGAGGCTGGCAGGGTTTATCTTCTGGAATCGGCACCCTGGCTATATGATTATATCGAGGAGTTGTCAGGCTTCCCAAATGCCACGCATGATGACCAAGTTGACCCGACAACACAGGTGCTATCATGGTTCACGCAGAGTGAACCAGAAGAGGCAGTTATTATTTATGACGCTATGGAAGCAGTTAGGGATTTGGAGTTAGCATGATAGAAGAAACCCGTCTAAGAGATATTGCCCCAAGAGATGAACTGGAATTCTTGATAAGAGAAGCTACGCAGGCAGTAGAAGATGACCTTGCGTTAGAGGATGCAGGCTGGATAAACCTTAGTGGCACTTCAGCAGATGTTATCACACCAGCGGAGCGTATAACAAACCTGAAACTATCTAGATTATATGCAGCTAAAGACCCCATGGGTAAGCAGGCAATTAGATTGTGGACTGATTACACCTTCGGCTCTGGCATGTCATGGGATACTAAAGAAGAGGGAGCCAAGAAGGCACTTGAGGACTTCTGGGACTCAAAGGAAAATCAAAGTGTTCTATCAGCCCGGGGACAGCGGAAGTCATCTGATAAACTCTTAATAGATGGTGAGGTATTCTTTGCTATCTTTCTGGGAACTAAGGGCTCGGCTACGATTAGGTGGATTGACCCGCTAGAGATAACTGAAATAATCACTGACTCGGACGATAAAGAGAATGTGAAGTTCTATCGCAGACAATGGACAGATACTCAGAGCGAGTCGCATACGGATATTTATAGGAGTGTGACTAATCTAAAAAATGAGGCTGCGAAGGATTCCTCGGGTATGAGCGTTCAAAAAACCGAAGATGCCTTAATCTATCACTTGGCGTACAACACTATTACCCAGAGGGGGAATCCGCTATTACTACCAGCTCTAATCTGGATGAAATATCACACTAAGTTCCTTGCCAGCCGTATAGCGGTTATGCTGGCGCTGGCTAAGTTTGCATGGAGGTCAAAAGTAAAAGGCGGGCAGACTGCGGTAGATGCGATTAAAGCTAAAACAGATGCCCAAACAATAGCTGCCGGTTCTCAGCTAGTAGAGAACTTGGGAGTAGATACCACCCCCATTAAAACAGAGACTGGTGCTTCTGCCGCTTATCAAGATGGCAGGATGATTAAACTAATGATAGCTGCATCGGTTGGAATCCCTGAGCAGTATTTCGGTGATATCTCAATCGGCAACCTTGCCACGGCTAAGACTGTGGAACTCCCCATGATGAAGATGTTTCAGTCTTATCAAAAGGTATGGAGCGACACCTATCGGGATATTGATGAGGTTGTCCTGGATCACAACAATGTTTCATCCGATAAATGGTATGTGGATAGGGACTTCCCACCGATAGCACCTGAAGATGTATTACAGGCTGCGACAGCCATAGTTCAGATATTAGGGGTATTCCCTGAGTTTGTCGGGTCTCCAGATGTTCAGCAAATAGCCATGATGACATTAGGAGTAAATGACCCTGCTGAAGCGTTGGAGCAGATAGCACAGGAGGCAAAGGGTAATCCCAGCATAGCACTAACCAGGGTATTAAAAAAGTTCAGGGAGAGTCTGAATAGAGCCTAGCGGCGGAATCGTTAAAGATGCAAGGGATAAGTTTACAATAATCCGGTAGTGTATCAAGTTGTGTGAAGTCTCGGGATAGTTTTGTAACAAAGGAGTAGGAAATGAAGTGTGAAAAGTGTGGTGACCGGGGATTCATAGAGAGGGAACACGGACTAATTATGGTTCTTTGCGATTGTGATAAGGGGAATGAACTGAGGGTAGAGATAACGGGAGTAGTAGATGACAGTAATAGCGGAACTGAACGAGATAATCGAGTTGCTGGAAGCGGAGATACCGGCAAACCCAAACAGTCCCAAAAACCTAAAGCGAAGAAAAAAGCTAGAGCGAGAACTGGTTAGATACTTTGATAAGTTGGAGCAGGCGTTCCCGTATTCTAAGTTGAGTAGTATTTATAATAGGTATGTAAAAGAGTCTATTGGTAGCGAAGCAGGCAATATCCTTGACCCTATATTGGCTACCTTTGAAAAGACTTTAACTACTATGTTTGAAGGACAGTTGTCTGAGATTTACGTTTCTGGACAGGCAGAGATGATAACCTGGGGTAAGACCAAAGGTGGTGTGCCGATAGCCTATGAGGGGCCACCAATTCAAGGGGCAATAGACTGGGCTAAGAGTCATGTATCAAAGGCTAAGTTGGTTGATGGGCTTAATGAGGAAACCAGAAAGCAAATATCTAATATAATTTCTAATGGTATTAAAAACAAGCGTGGAATACCAGGGATTAAAAGCGACATTAGACACAAGTTTGGCTGGATGGCTAGGGGTGCTCCCTCGGATATTAAGGGATTAACATTAGCATCGAGGGCTGAACTCATAGCCAGGACTGAAACAGCTAATGCGCTATCCCAGTCCAGTCTTGATAGTATGAAAGATATGGGCATAAATGGAAAGGAGTGGGTTACTGCGGGTGATGATAAGGTCAGTGATGAATGCCTGGGGAATGAAGCAGAAGGGGTGATACCAGTTAATCAGGCTTTTAGCGGCGGGGTAATGGCACCACCTCAGCATCCTGATTGTAGATGCACAATAGCTCCTGCGAGGTTAAGGAGGTAATTATGCCATATCCAACATTAGCTGACCTGCCAGACGGAGTTAAAAAGTTACCCAAACACGGGCAGGAGATATATCAAAAGGCGTTCAATGCAGCCTTTGAACAGTATAAGAATAGGGGCGGGCAAAGAGAAGCCTTGGCCCACGCTACGGCTTGGTCTGCCGTTGAGAAGTCCTATGAGAAAAGAAACGGCAAATGGGTAACCAAGGAAGCTGTGCATCCGCACGGAGAGCATGTCTGTGTTTGCCCAGAGTGTAATAATGAGATAACCGTTGAGGCAAACGTAAAATGCAATACTCAGGAGTGCCCTGAATGTGGCTCTCCTATGGTGGCAAAAACAGCAGGCGAAGGAAGAACCAAGGAGGTCAGGATGTTAAGTGATAAAAACAAAAGGGACTTATTGAAAGCAGCCTTAGTCAAGGAATACGGGTTGCAGGTAGAAGACCCGATACCCAAGAAGGTGTCTATTGAAGAAGTCTTTGATGACAAGATTATCTATGACATTGATGGGCAACTTTATGAAGTGGGTTATGAGATGGATGATAGTGGCAAACCTACCTTTAAAGAACCTGCAAGGGTTAAACAGCAAGTAATCTACAAGCCAATGGAGTCGCTCCAAACTGCATACTCCGAGATTATACAAGAGGCCGGTAGGCGGAATGCCAATTTAGACTCTGCCCGGATAAAGAAAATTGTAGAGTTGTGCCAGGAACTATTGTCTTCAGACGAGGAGCCAGAAGAAAAGAAAGCCAAAGAAACCCTAAAAGAGGCTGCTTCGGTCTTAAAAATGATTAAAGAGCAGGCGGTTATGAAGACTGAGGATGGACTAAAGTTTCCTGCTATTGCCTTCGCTTATGTGCCTGATGTTGAAAGTGCATCCGGCTGGAAATTAAGACTATGGGAAGACACGGA